AATAGATTATGCATTCCTGAAGAAAATCTAGTCAGAGCACGTAAAGGTGTAGATTCAAAAATCTTTTCTCTACGTTTTTCTCCTTGTGTTCTAAGCGTAAGAAAATCACTTCGGTTAGGAGAGACAAGATCTCCTATTTCCTGCCAAGTGTTTTCCCAATTACGTCTAGAATCTTTGAGTGCTGCTAACTCTTGACTCAGTTGTGTGAATAGATCCATTAGCCAGTAAGACCTTTGAATGTTTGCCTTCTACCAAAACCTGATTTGTTTTTTCTTCGCATGGAGTTGCTTAAATTAGCTCTAGAAAATGGATTAGCAGAAGATGTATCTGTTTCTTCTTCTTCCATTTTTTCACCCATTAAAGTTGCTTGCATATCTTCAGCAGAACCTTTGATATTAGAAAAATTTTCAGATCCTCCAAGACCTGCAGAAATAGAATTTAAAAATGTATCTGTTTCTTTTCCAACTGATCCACCCATTAGTATTTTCCTGTGATTAAGGTTCGCGCCGTTTGACCACGACCAAATTTTTGTTTTGATTGCTGTCGCATGTTTTGACCAAGCTGACCTAAACCAACACGTTGAGACATTTGTTTTCCTGCTGTTTTATCAACCATTCCTGATGCTTGATTCATCATTTCATCTAGTGATCCTGGCAAACCCATACTGTTTGCTAAATCACCACCAAATTTCTTTATAGGATCAGTAATCGGTTTAGTAATGGTATCTGCTGTTGCTACAAGTTTGTCAGTTGCATCTTGTAACCCAGATTCATCTGCAAATGTTTCTGCCTGTGATTGAACGTCTGTAGATCCTAAATCAACTGCACCACCAGTAGCTTTTTTTAGTCCACCACTTGTTTCTTTAGTAATTTTATCTACTGCTTTTCCTGCTGATCCACCCATGGTGTCTCCTTATGAAAAATATTGATATTCAAAGTCTTGAGTACCAATTGCGTACTCCATTCTAGGTTTTTGTTTATGTATGGTAGCGTAGCGTACTGACATTGTTGCGTATCTGCTTGCACTCATAATGTCATCACGTTCTTTAATGATCTTTCCTTCTTTTCTGTGATACATT